CTTTCTTCTCACCAATGCCACGGATACCTGTTATGTTATCTACTCGATCACCTGTTAGCATCTGCTTATAGAAGAAGTATGTACCCTCATCAGCAGTAACTTCAGCCCACTCTTTCTTACCATAGTTATAGTGCATACCCTCAACCATTAGTAAGTCTTTATCAATAGTAGCAATAACTGTACTAGGTGTTTGTGCAAGGCCTAGTGCATCATCAGCTTCCATGCTATCTATTACTTGAGCGTTAAACCTTTTAACTAAGTACTCACGTATCAGGTTATAGTGAACAGGCTTACCCCTACCCTTGCGGTTAGCTTTATAATCTTCCCGAATAGTGTGGCGGTAGTTGCCCTTACCTGTTAAGTATATCTTGTACTTAGGTGCGCCTATATCTTTAAGCAACTGGTTAACAAACTGCTTGCAGCTATGTAAGGTGTGGGATTCAGGGTCGGCCGTAACCAACCCCGTCTCCTTATCAGTAGTTTGACAGGCAAACCCTATACGATAAACGATAGGGTCACCATCTATCAGTGCTTTAGAAAGGGATATCGTCTTCAAAGTCATCGTCCTCATCTGATTTAGAACCCTCTATTACTGCTAGTTGAGGTTTCATTACAGTGATGCGCTTGTCAAACACAAACTTAGCTAAGCCAAACAGTGCGCTACTTGCCGCATTGTTCTCATCATCAGCATCCCCAACCGCCATGTTAGTAGTTAAGGCTGGTGCTACGCCCTCTTGATACTTAAGTGGGATAGGTGTAAGGCTACTGATATTATCATACACTCGGTTAGAGTTCTCACCCTTGCCTTTAGTGTGCTTAACTACTACATTACAAGGCTTACCAAGTACTGCGTCCCAATCAGCTACTCCACCCTCTGCCGCATTGAAATCAAACACACTATAGTATTTCATCTCATTACCTTTCTCAGTAAGGGTGTAGAATATATTGAAAGGCTTAGTCCACAAGATACGTGGTACGTCCTTGTTATCAATGCTTACGGTTTGACCAATGATCTCAATACCTAATGATAACTGCTGAGCGGGTGGCTTAGTCTCTCCCATGTACTCACGCTCTTGCAAGCCTAAGTCTGCTACATAAACTAATCTACCCTCATGTTCACCAGCTTCTAAGTTAGTGTACTCAACATTGTCATTGTTGGTTTTGGTATCAGGCATTGTACTTCTACGTTTTAAAGGCATCTTTATCTCCTATTGATTCGGATGAATAGTATAACATATATTAATGGATATTGGAATAATCTTTACCAAATTGTATATCACAATCCAGCTCTCTATTTAACTTAAGCTTCTTGTTTACATCATGTACAGACTCCTTTAGTAAGTTGATTACATCTTGTTCGCTTTCCTGTTTACACTCTAAGATAATCTCATCGTGAAACTGTGCGGTTAACTGTGGTCGCTTACGTAGTATACCTGCAATCCAGACATCAAAGCAGAATACCCCAGTCCCTTGATTAAGTGTACTAAACCTATCCTTATCTGCCTTAAGGAAATAGTACAACTTACTTACGGGATTATACAACCAACTGTTATCTTCCTTCTTTACATTCTTAACAGACTTGAGAGTAACATTATCAGCTATAGACTTAACAGCCCAGTTACGTTTCCAGTAAGCCTTGTGTATCTTACTAGCTTCTGACTCACTGATACCTAACTGCCTAGATAACGTAAGAACGCCAGCCCCATATGTGCAAGCATAGTTACCACCCTTGTAGTTGTGCCGCAACTGTGTCACATCGGGTGTATGGTTACCCGCTTTATACTCTGCAACTTGCTCAGCTGTAACAGCACCAGCAGATAAAGCTAAGTCAAGGTGGGGGTCGAAGTCGTCAGTCATCATCTCTTTAACGTACTCAGGGTCATAGTCCCACATATAGTGCTGTTTAGTTCTGTCCTCAAGGCTAGCCATATCACTACCACATAGCACATGCTCAGGCTTACGTACTGTAAACAATGCACGTATCTCCTTACCGTATGGCTTACGAGGTGAGGGTATGTTAACGCACACTCTATGCCTAAACCTTAACGTGTTGGTAAATCCATGCACTTGTGCTGTAACAAACCCCTTGGCATCAGCCGCCTTAAGTAGATTATTAACTACACTTATCCTACTCTTAACCACTGTCATGGTAGCTAGCTCTTCTAAGTAAGGATGTTTACTTATCATAGTCTCTACGGACACAGTTAGAGTACCATCCTTATGTTTAACTAGAGGTACTCTAGCCTTCTTAGGGTTAAGTTCGTAGGCATCAGGCACCCATCCTAGGTCAGTCAACCAGCTCTTAATCTGAACCATAGACGTAGGGTTAGGGTCTACCCATTTAACTAACTGCTTGATAGGCTCCCTGTGTGTAGTGCGGTCATACCCATGCTCATCACATAAGGCGCACCATCTCTCACCCGCTGCACTGAGGCTACCATCTTTCTTATACATAATAGATGGCGGCTTCCTGTCAGCATACTTAGGTACTTGAGGCATTACCTTGAACAACCTGTCGTAAGACTTATCATACTCAGTTGTCAACTCTTCAAGTAATGCTTGAGCCTTATCAATATCCAGCTTCCATTTACTACGCTCTTGCAACATAGCACACCGCATCTTAAGAGATAGATACTTAATTAAACGCTCAGGCTTACCGTCATACAACTGCATTAAGTAACCGTGGAAACCTAACCACAACTTGTGATTAATCTTAACGTCCTCTTCACACCTATGTACATACTCTTCTGTGCTAAGGTTTTCCCAATCATCTATCTTAGGTTTAGCAATGCCAAGGTCTTCACCCCACTTCTCTAAACTATGTGACCATGTACGATTAGGGTATAGATACCAAGACAATGCCAAGGTATCTACAATCTCACAAGGTAGGTTAGTATCTAGGATACGTTCAATGATAGGTGCATCATAGCGTATGAAGTTATGACCAATGATACGATCATTACTATCAAGGTTGGCTATGAACACCTGCATATCTGCATAGGTAACTAGTGTATTAATCTTGTTACCATCATGTATTGACATACAATGTATCTTAGTAGCATCAATACCATCAGTCTCAATATCAATTACGTAGTCAGTCATTATCCAAAGACTCCTTTAGGTTCCAAGTAAGTTACCTTATCTTCATCGAAGTATACATCACAGTTATAAGACTGTCCATACTCTCTATCAAACAAGGCATAAAACTTACTCATGTTCTTCTCTTCAATAGGGCACTCATCAGTACGGTTACGTGATATACCATGCCCATAATGAAACCACTTCTCCATAGCACGTGAGCCTGTCATCTCGCTACTGTATACCTTACCGCCCTCCTCATGTGGCTTACTTGTCTTAGGCTTAGGGTTAACGTGGGAGAAACAGAACAGTGTGATGGGGTAGCTATTCACTAGATCAGCCATGTCAGTACATATCTCATTGAGTTTGTCATTGGCTTCCGAGCTAGAATATCTGCTAATCAATGCAGTAATCGGATCAATCATAAAGATATTAATACCATCCAGTAGGTGCATCTCTTCAATAGCTACCCGAATGTCTGACCAATCACGACTAGCACCTCTATCGTAGAAGCGTACCTTGCCCTGTAAGGACACTAGTGTGTCATGCAATACTTGATCATCGTATTCCTTATCAGGCCGTGTAAAGTCAAACTGTGCCTCCTTAGATGCAAGCTTCTTAGCAGTACGCACTGGGCTATTCTCCAAGTCAAACATACCTACCTTCACACCCTCGTTAAACGTAAGGTGATGCACTAGTTGATGCTGCCAATCCGTCTTACCAATCTTAGGTGCCGCAGCAACCACATGAATAGTGTGTGGTCGCACACCGAACGTAGCCTTAGTCACTGCCTTCCAAGGGAATGGTATCCCCATCTTAGGTCGCTCCATACACTTAGTTAGTATGTCGTCTATATCTACTACCTCACCTTGACGTACAACTTGAGCCTCGAACACACAAGCAGCATACAACTCCTTACCTCTGCCCTCAAGCAGCATAGCGTTAGGATCCTTCAGTGGAAACTTAGCTACCTTGAACAGTGGGAATACCTTAAGCACCTCACGACACGCTTTCTTACCTGCATCGTCTTGATCAAAGCAAAGTATAACTTCCTTAAACTTACTCAGGAAATCTCGATTGCCCATCAAGTCCTTCATCGCATGACTAACACCCTTAGTAATACTAACTACCGAGGGTGCATACTGTGCATACTTGGAAGGTCTGTTGTCTATGATTGCTTGATGCAAAGCCATAGCGTCACACCTACCCTCTGTGATAAACAACTTGTTACCACCAGTGAGTTGATGTTGTCCCCACAAATCTAGCGTCCCCTTGCGGTTCCCTACTGCGGAGAATTGCTTGCCCTCTATCTTACGCACTTCATATCCAACTACCTTACCTGCTAGTCTGTCTGGGTAATAGTGATGCGTCACCGTCTTACCGTCACGTTCAGACAAAGCACACTTAACACCGAAGTGTTCAGCAATCTCCTTACGTATACCCCTATCAGCTAGCTCCAACGTAGGTAGCCCCTGTATATCAGCTCTAGTTTCACTAGTCATAGGTTCACTCTTCACAGATTGTATTGACACAACATTCTCCTTAGTTCTGTCTAGTGGATGATACGTCTCACACTTAAAACAATAAGCATCACGCTTACCATCATCGTGCTCGAACACTTTGCAAGCACTGTCAGCACCACAGCTATCACAAACCATGGTGCCTACCTGCCTACCTCTACTTAACTCTTGGCTCATAAGTCTAGTAACCTCATAGCTTCTTCACCTGCATGGTCTAGCAACATAATGTATAGGTACTCACCAAAGTTACTGAAGTCACCACCATCACACTCGTTGAGTAACTTTAGCAGGTCATCTTGCCTAAGTTTATAACCCTCATTGGGTGCCATAGCGTCCATCAATAACATCTGTATGTCATCGCAAATTAGCTCGTCTACTTTATCTAGTAACATATCTTCCTCACTTGAAGTTAAGAATTTAGATTGATACTCGTCTTGCCAATCATCACTAGGTTCTCTCATTGCTGTAACCTCACTCGTAGTTCGTGTAAGAATTTCTCCATACCGTATTTGTCTATGTACTCCTTAGCTTCTTCGAGACACCAGTGAAGATGGTACTCATCTTGTGCTGCCTCGTCAAGTAACTCAAACTCATTGCCAAAATCATCTTGCATTTTAATACACCTCGTTAATGTTTTTAACTTTAATTAGTAAACCCTTAACTACTATATACTCAGTTCTCAAGGTATTGCAACGGTAAATAAACACACGCCACCCTTCACCTAAGGGTGACATCTGATCAACCGCATGGTCAGTCGCTTGGTCTATCGTTCTAAACCTTTCTTTAAACTCAGCAACCACACCATTACTTAGCTCTACCTCACTCCAATAATCTTTAGCTATCAAGGTTCTCATCCTTATCTGTTAAGTAGTCATGGTCTATCATCTCAGCGTTAAAGTCTACGCATAGATTGACCGTCTCATTAATCTCTTTAAGGCAGGCACTACACATATCTAAGTACTGCCCACCCAACTCGTGCCAACTAGGATACTTCTTAGTTGACTCAAACTCGTTTAACTTAACATCACAAATCGAACATCTCATTCGCTGCGTCCTCGTATGCTTGCTGCATCTCGTGTTGCTTAAGAAGCTCCTCATTTAACAGCCGATAGACTTCTTCCTCCTGTTTAATGTGCTGTATCCAAGACAACTTCCACTCTTCTAACATAGCTTCCGACCAATCTTCTTTCATTACCTATACCTCTTTTGGTTTATATAAGTATCAACATACCCTATCATCTGCAACCTACATAGGTCTGTCAATCTAAAGTTGTTATCAATATACAAAGTAGCTTGGCTTACCTCATTACCTACTGTACCAAACTCAAGTACATTATCAGCAATGCTTTTAGCTACCTCGGCTATCTCTTCTTGTGATTCTAAGTACATCTAACCTCCTATTAAAGTTAGCAGTTTACACACTTGCTTAGGTGCTGTAAAGGTTAGGCGGCCTGCTGTTGCTCACCTTCTTGCTTAAGCCCTAGCAGGTAGGTGCATGACTTGCTAGCCATTGCCATAGCCATTGGTAACACCTTCTCAGACTCACTCAAAGCCCGTATCCAGCTATTTAAGTACTTGGCATGATCCTCCCTAGGGCTAGGTGAAATACCAGTGATAGCGCACAACTGAGCGGCTCCAAACTCTGCAATTAATTCCTCGAATGCATAGGCCTCCCGATTATTAGAGTGGGCTTCTTGCTTACGATTCAACCTGTCCTTGTGTCCAGTCCAGTGAGTAAGCTCATGTAACAGTGTGCCGTAGTACGACTCACTATCTGTGAACGTCTCACGATCAGGCATACCAATGAAGTCCATAGATGGGTGGAAGTAAGCTCTGTTATCAGACTTAATCTTAACCCCTGTATTGATTACCAGTTGATCAGCGTCATTGGTTTCATAACTGTCAACAATCTGTGCGCTGTCGTAACCTTCAGGCAACTCAAAGCCTGTGACCTGCTCGCTGTTGTATACATAGTAGTGACGTTGTAGCCAGTACTTCAGCGGATTACCTTTCTTGTCCTTGTACTTACTAGACGTAGTAGGTTTGGTTAAGGTTATCAACATAGGTTCACCCTTAAGTTCAGTGAAGCCTGCTTTCTCCCATTGCTTCTTGGTACCCCATGCGGTAGACGTGTAATCAATCTCGCCATAAAGTAACAACCAAAGGTTGATCCCATTATAGTTACGCTTGCCGAAGTAATTGTGAGGCAAACCCTTAGCCATCTTACTACGCCAAGGCTTAATCCAGTCGGTGCCAACTTCCTGCATCTGTCGGATAATCTCAGCATTTAACTTCTCGATTGCTTGTTGCGCTTGTTGTGTTGATTTCATCAGTATATTTCCTTGTTGTTAATGGTTGATGTTCAGTGCTTCTAGTACTGCGTTACTCGGTTCTGCCGTAGCATTGAAGCAGATGCTATTGCGGAATCTACTTTGGGCTAGTTCCAATGGATAGTCAAGCTCCTTGATGTAGCGTAGCTCAGCCTTTGGTAGCCTCTTAACTCTCATAGGCATGTCCATCATGAGAACGTATATCCACTTGCGCCCTACCTTTGTGAGAATGCCCGAACGGACACCCTCGTTACTGTGGTATCTAATTACTTGCATGGTTCAACCTCCGTGTAGTAAATATAATACAGCGCACCACACAACTATGGCGGCAATTAGTGTTAACCCTGTTAGGGTCGCTTCGAGCAAGCTTTCACCCTCCTTCGGAGAGGGTGTAGGCTTTTGGTTTACGTAGTCATGTTTGACTTTCATAATGCTACTACCGCTAATATGTTTAAAGAGATACCTAGTA